TCCTTTGTCTGGTCAAGGCCAACCTTGCATGTGGTGTATCCGTCCCGCATGTGCTTACATTGAGCGCAAAAGACAACTGGGTGCTTTCCGCTCCTGCGTGCAACACGCTTGTCCGCTTCCTGCTGTGCGGGTGCCGTGGGGCGGGTGGCCCGCAGACTCTCTATATAATCTGCACAAAGCCTGATAAAATAGGCCACGCTGTTTCGCAGTGGCATTTTATCATCTTGGTCATTCTCCAATCTATCGGAAACACCTCTCATGGCTTTTATGAGATCCAAATCCCTCATGTCACTTGGTTCGGGCAATTCCCCATAGGCATACAGATGAACATCAACAAGCGTCCAATCTGTTGCGTGTGGTAAATTTTTCAAATCGTCATAGCCTATCTGCTTTCCCATCCTACTCCCCCTCCTTTTGTGCCGTGCCTGTGCAATGCCGGTCTGCGCCCTTATTGACTATTACACGTTCTACTGATTTGCCGTGGAGCTTTTGGCCTTTTCCTTCTACGTAGATCGTGCCTTCTTGTGCTGCCGGTGTGGGGCGGGTGGCCTTGATGGTTTTCCACTCTCTCACAACATCAGTCATATACCGCTCACGGTCAGTCCATTTCAGATACTGTGCCCCGTTTTCGAGCTTGTCCAAAAGTCGGGCCGCTTCCCCCTCGCTTGCAGGGGGTCCACCATCAATCCGCTTTGAGCATTTATATGGACATCGCTTGTCACGCTCCCAAATCTTGCATACCTGAAAATGAATACATTGATATAAATCGACCATCTCCTACCCCCTCTCTTGTGAATGTAGAAGCCCCAAAACAATAGCAGCTATAGCCGCGCCAATAAACACACCACAGATAAAGCCGATCATTGTTCAACCTCCTTTAACGTGCGACAAATGGCCGAAGCGCGTTAGCATTTTGGCCTTTGTTTGTTAACCGAAGGTTTTGCGGATTCCTTGTTTTGTTGTGCGGCAGAAATCCGTTTGCGTTCACCATCAATCCAAGATTGAAGATTTTGCAGCGTTGCAAGCTGGTTAGTGTAGTTGTCATCCATGTAAGCCGGGAACACTCTAACGTGCTCTGTTTCTGCCGTTTGACATAATTGAAGTTCACACATCATAATTCCTTTCCCCCTCCTTTGGTGCCTCGGGCTCGGTGGCAAGCCTGTCAATGGCATTTATTATGTCCCTCTGCGACATTTGCGGGTCGTGCAGATGGTTGTTAAGGTTGTAGAGCAAATCGTCAATGATCCTAACCACATCAACCCTCCTTAGACCTTTTGGTGCTTTGGGGCGGGTGGCCTTGCCAGGCTTGATGAAAAAATCGTATCCGTCTTTCCCCGGAGTGATGTGCCCCGGAATACAGTTTATAAAATCACTTGACTCGCATGGCGCAAGATCATCAAGCTTACATCCGCATTCACATTCCTCCTGGCAAAGCCCATCATATCCGTTTGCCTCTAACCATTTCCGGATTATCGAGCCAACCGCTTCCCCCTCGCTTGTCTCTCCCCCTTTGGGTGGCTCTGCGGGATAAACCTTAACAGGTTTTCCGTTCTGCCATCTAAGATCGTTGGGTTCCTGTGATGCTGCCTCTCCCCCTTTGGGTGCCGTGGGGCGGGTGTTCCACAACTCGATAGCCTTTTTTCTGGTAGCGCACGGAATTGTGCCAACGCTTTCCATTGGGCAATCCTCGTTCGGACATCCAAGGTGCCACGCCTCATAAGCCTTATTCTGCCAAAACTCTGGCATCAACCCACAAAACGGACAAGGCAATAATTTCTGTTCCATCTACTCCCCCTCCTTTGCGGGCTCTAAAATATCTGCAAACTCCGGGTGCAGGCACCGGCCAGACTCCCGCCCCATAAAACATATTATGGGGTTTTTGTAAATGTGATCAATAGCGCTTGGCTTGCGCTGATACACAGGCTCATAAAAATCTTCTGGTATCGTCACCTTGCCGCTTTCCCAGTCATCGGCGCGAACCATCTACTCCCCCTTTGTGTAATAATCCTCTGCCTGCCGGATGCAATTATTTGGTGCTGACAACATGCAGTCCTTACTGCCTCGGTGGTAGTATTTACACCCGGCACATGGCCCGGATTTTACCAACTCCCACCCCTGCGCCTCAAGGTGCTTGAGAATGTCGCGGGCCTCTGACTCAAGCAAAACATCCCCAGTTGTGTCGTCAACCGCATTTGCCAAGGCGTCCTCTTTCTCTCCGTAAACTGTCATATTCGTTCCCCGCCTTTTGCTTCTTCGATCGTGATTTTGTACAGCTTCCCGTTTGTGTCCTCGATGGTGATAAACTTCTTGGTTGACTGGAAAGCACCGGATTCTGACAGATCCATTTTTACGGCAGTGACCGCAAACCGGGTGCGCTCGCGCAAATGGGTGACAATCTCGTGCTGGATTTCATCACAGAAAGCAAGCGCGAGCGGCTTCATTTGGTCTGGGTTGAAAGGGTCAAGCATAAGGCAAATCCTCTTTCTTTGTGTTTGGGGCGTGAAGTTCAACCGATACCGCATTCCGGTATTTGCCGTTGGTGGCATAGGTCAGGATAACCTTTTGGCCGGCCAGGTCGTTGCAGTCGTTGGCCAGGGTATCAGAAAAGGTCGAGGCTGTGATCTTTTCGCCGGTCAAATCTTCCTCGGCCTCAACCACATAGTATTTTTTGCCTGTTTTTGCGGTTTTTTCAACTGCGCCGCCCATGATGACAAGAAGGCTTGATTCGTGGACTTGCGGTTTTTGCGCAGATGGCCCTGTGGCTTCATTAGAGGCCGCAGGCGTGGCTTTAACGGCCCGGGCCTGCCTTGGCTTTAACTCAGGGTGACTCTCCGCGTCAGGGTCAACCATATCAGCCGTAGGGATGGCGAAAACCTGTAAAAGTGCATATTTGTGGGCTATGGCCATCGCCTTGTTCCCGGCCTTGTCGCCGGAGTCCATGCCGATGCCCTTGACCGTGGCCGTGATGCTTGAGCCATCTTCCGCAAAAAACGTGTATTTTATGCGATATTTCTCATAAATCAGCGTCGCGCCCTTTTGCGTGGTCCTTTCCTCGGTTTCGCTTTCCAGAACCTCGGGAACCGAAAACACCCCGGCCTCGGCCATGAGCGGGTGCAAGGCGTTGTAAACGTCGTCAATGCCCCGGAACATAAACCCCTGTTGCGTATTCCGCTTGTCCTTTGTGATGGCCCCGACCTTGCGCATAACCGCAATGATGGCCCCGTATATTTTTTGCTCCTGGCTCATTGTTTTGCCTCCACGCTGTTAGGAATAACCGCGACCACAATTTTGTCCGTCCAGGTCGTCTCGATAAGGTCAAGCCCAAGCGTATCCGCAAGCACGCGGACCTGGGCCGTTTTCCAGGCCGATTGGCTTTCTGACAGGGCTTTGCGGGCCATATCCCGTTTGGCTTCATCATCACACCAAAGCATTTCGCGCAAAACCTTGGTGTCCTTGATCGTCTTTTTGGATTCTTTGAAGGCCTTGACTTTTACACCCTGGCCCGGCTCACCATATTGGAATTCCTTAATCCCGGCCTCGGCCATGCGCAGAATAAGCTCGGCATCCAGGTCGGCCTTGATTTGCCGCAGCCGGGCAATTGCGCCGTCTATGCCAAGCCTTTGAAAATACAAGTCGTCAACGGTTTTGGCATCCTCATATTCGCAAAATGCCTCAATTGCTTCCATTTTGTTCATTGTTTGCGCCCTCCACAAGCGCAGGGGTTATGATAGTGTTTTAATGGCGGTTTCGATTTTGGCAAGGTCGTCAGCTTTCATCTTAGAAAACCGGTTCATTTTCTGCACCACTTTCCAATATTCCCATCCAAGATGATGCGCGATGGCCTTATAACCAACACTCTTTGCGCTGCGTTTCAGTTTTTCCAGTGCCGCGTCTGTCATGGTATCACCTCCATTCATATTTATTATACAACAATAACAACAATAATGCAAGTTAAAAAAACCACTGATCAACTGCGAAAACAAACATCAATGCCGTGAATATTGACAGGGCCACAACCAAAATCCTGCCGTTCCGGTCCATCCTGTCCATGCTCAAAATTCCTCCCTCCATTTGTGCCCGCATCGGTCACAGGTAAATTTTGCCCATTCATTGAAAACGTAATCGGTGCAATCCGCGTCGTTCCCACAGGCCGGGCATTCTGCAATCAGTGGGTCAGGTTGCCGTGGGTCGCCCGGGTGCCCGTAGTATGGCCCCCAAGCTTCTTGGTCCCCTGCCCCCTTCATCCCGCGCCCCCCAATATCTGCTTGCGCCTTGCCAGATAATCGCTTGTCCTCCACCGGCTCAACGCCATGTCGGTCCGCGCCGTCTTTTCGTCCACACGCTCGGAAACCTCCACATACCCGCGCTTGATCTCGCAGGCTTCCAGAATCGCCTCGCAGAGAATCGGGCCGGCCAGGATACCAAACCGGCCTTTTAGATCCTCTACCACGGCCCGGGCCTCAGCCCTTAATGCTTTTGACATTCGCCTCACCTCCGTATTTTTTGGCCCACACCCTCGGATAATGCTTTTTTAAACACTCCTGGCAAATCCCGTGGCTCGTGCATTCGCCCTCGCCAATCCAGGTTTTTTGATCATACTCTTTTTTGCAGTGCATACAAACGATGTGGGCAATCATTAGAAATTCTCCGGTATAGGCCCACATTTGCATTGCTCTGGCCTTTGCGCTCCGCACCAGTTGCACCAGGGCGTCGGGTCGGCGTCCTCATCGTAAAAATCCGCCATTTCCTTGCACTTGGAACAGCGACCAATATTTTCGGAAAGCTCGCCCAAGGCCGGTGCGCCGCAACATTCAGACAGCATTTTTTCTCTCCTTTGCTTCCTTTGCTTCCGCCTCGATTTCGGCATAGAATTCAAGAATATCGGCAAGCACAATTTCAGCGAACATCTTAGCCCGTTCCAGATTGTTCTCTTCCTTGATATGCGACAAGGCGTTTGCCGCCCTGGTCAAGTAATACTGCGTTTTGCCAAGCTGATATGCTGTATCCATGGTTCCCCTCCTGCCCTATTGGGCGCAACATTTTTTGTATTTCTTCCCTGACCCACAAGGACATGGGGCATTCCTTGGCGTTGCCTCAAGACGATAGACCTTGCCACCAGTGGTTATGCTTTTGGCTTTACCGTTGTTGATAAGGTATCTGGCTGTTTTCTCAGTCATTTCCAGTCCTGCCCTACTTGGTTTGTGGTTTGTGGCCTCATCAGTGCCGGACCTACCGGCAGACCCCCGAAGGGGTTTCGGCCTAATTCACGAAAGATTCAACCCGGCCCTCTTTGATGCTGTTGGAAATCCGCGAAGTCTCGCCAAACTTCACATAATAATGGACAAACAGCTTGCCGTGGATATCAAGGCCACGGTGATTGATCTCGACAACTTCGGCCATTCTGCCAAAGCAATCGGGGGCCATGCCGCCAACTTTTACTGCTTTTACTTGTTCAATAGTGGTTGCCATTTTGGCCTCCTGGTTTTGGGTTGTTGTTTCGTTGCTCATGACAATAATATAATTGTTGTTATTATTGTTGTCAATACCTACCACAAAAATAATTCACCAAAAAACCTGTAAAATCAGCCCGAAAACGCAATATTAAGTAATTAAATAAAAAACCCCCACCGGATTGCTCCGGCAGGGGCCACGGGTCGAGTGGTGGAGGCACTCGCTGCGGGGGAAGCCGCGCCCGTTATTTCGGCCTTGCGTGTTTACGGCTAAACCGCTCCACGCATTCAAACCAGACTCGCGCCCGGACAGGGTGCATACCATCCTCAAGCAGAATTTCGTGGAACCGCTCATTTGCCATGTGGAAACAATCCTGGGGCAAGCCGCATTCGCGCATCATCTGGAAAAGCACATCATGCACGCAGGAAGCCCGCATCGAATTGGCGGTATCAATCGTGGGCCCGCTCGCGCCATCCCAACGGTAGCCTTGTGATATCCACAACATGCCATCGGTATGTAGCTCGGCCAGAACCGCAAAGCCGCTTTTTATCTCGGCTTCATGGTCGTATATCCCGCACGGATCGCAATACTCTTCGGTGACTTCATACTTCCATTTTGCCCAAGGCTTATACCAGGGGGCGACGCGCCTATATTTAAATGGATAAGTAAAAATCTCGCTCATATTATTTCCCGGGGGTCAACAAACAGGCCCGTGTATGTCCAAGCCCCGTGGTGTTCTTTTGTCGCCGCCCAAAAAGCAAACTCACCCCGGATGCCGAGGTGGTAAGAATACACCAGCGAGTTGTGATATATCCCTATGGCGTCGAATCCCGCCGCCAAAGCAGAACAAACAACATGGCTGCTATTGCGATAATCCCCAAGAATAACATCCGCGCCCAACCCTAAGCCGTGTTCTTTGCTTTTGTGATCCCCTGTGGTCAACCCGTTTTTTACAAACCTGACCGTGCAGCCTACTGCATCACGGAACGCGTCCAACTTGCGCATCAATTCCAGTTGAACGGAGTCGATCCCCGCCCCGCATAGTTCCACTTCCTCCGGGCTGAAGTACTTTATCGTCAGAAACTGCTCCCTGTTCATCTGTGGCCCCCTTGGGTACAAAGTCCAGCGTTGCTACATCAAATTCGTATTTGGTAAAGTCAACGCCCAGTGCTTCGCCTATGGCCTTGGCTGTGGTTTTAAAAACCATTGCCGCCGCGTTTTCCTGCCTCAACAAACGCTGCAACCTGATTTTTGATGCTTCTGGAATTGTGATTTTAGTCATGACCCCTCCACTTGTTTTTATTAATGACCCACTTCGTGCCAGTTTGATCCATCATACACAAGCGTCACTCCGCCGTAATTAGTCAACGAAATGTCGTTTGTGTCTGCGGTTATAATGTCTTGATTTCCTGTGTTTTCGTCGTGTTCTATTGTCAAAGTGTTTGCTGCGGTACTTTTAAAAATGAAAAGCACCTGGCCGGTTACTCCGCCAACCAACCCGCCAAGCGTTATATCCCCCCCGGACGTGTTAGCAATAACAACGCTTGAGTTGACTACGTCCAAATTGTCAGAGCTGCTTGACAGGGCGACAGTTGATCTTAACTCAATGCGCCCATTTAAGCTTAATCCATCCTTATCTAGTACCAAATGGTCTGTGCTTATTGTTCCGCCGTCCATTACCTCAAATACAAACCGGCCATCCTCCGATTCGTCAGTTTCGGTTTTAATCTCTGCACGCATCTGGGCATAAAGAATTTTTTCAGGCTCACCCGCGTCATTCTGCCCGTTAAAATTGATAGCCGCCAGTACGTCATCAGCATCACCTTCCGCGCTTCGATACAAATCAAAAATTGGCCCCGCTGTCGCACTACCAGCCGCCGTATCAATAACGCTCAACTGGCTAACAGTGTCGCCACCGGACCGCTTGGAAGTAATAATACCATTTGCCCAAATTTCACCTTGTGTTTCCAGGCCATTATCGTAACTGCAATTTGACGGCGACCCGCCAATGCCAACGCATCCATCGCTTTCGTCACCTATCGGCTCTATTACCAAGGCTCCGGTAGCGTCATCAACTGAAAATTTCGTGTAGCTGTCCGCATCATATTTAAAATATGTGTCGCCGCCATTTATGATAAAATCGGCCGACTCAACAGTGACGTCGTCGGTTGCCTCATCATTAAAAACAAGCCTGGCGGTGGAGTCTGACAAGCCGACAAAATGGCTATCATCAACAATGTAGCCGTCAAGGTAGGCCCGATATTCAATGTAATTGTCGCCGCTGTCCCTATATATTAAGCTGTCCGTGTCGCTTGCGTGCCCAAGTTGCTGCTGAATGATCCCGCCTGCTTCAATCTGTGCTTCGGTTTTTTCTACTCGTTTGACATCTTTATTTTCATTTCCCATTATAACCCCACCTCCGTAATTGTGTCTGATTGACTGCCTGACTCTGTAATTGTGTCCGGTGCGTCGCCGGTTTCGTAAATGTACCCGCCATCGTCAACCGAATCTTCCGGATCAAGCAGGCTGGTAATTATGATTTGGTCCTTTTTTAAATCGTACTCGATTTTTTCAACGCTGCCGGCAATATAGCTACTGTCGGTTTTTGAGTCTGTAAAGACGGCATCCCGAAAGTTTACAGGGTCGCAAAGCTCAATTGTTGCGTTGTCGGCATTCATCGGTATGCGATATGATACCCGGCGCTTTTCCCTTGTCAGCCAAAAAATGCACTGCTGTAAAAAATACCTGGCCGCGTCCTGCGGGGGCACGCCGTTTGTGCTGTCGCCAACATTGGAATACTTTTCAAAGTCCTGATACCATGGCAGATCCATTTTGAATTCACGAATAACATTGTATAGGTTGTAACAGATCCGGCAAATATTCCACATTTCCTCAAATTGGCAGTCCGGCCCGGCAGTTGAGTCATCCACGTTTGCGATCTGGTATTGCTGAAAATATGAGTTGGCCCCCGGGTTGTATCCCCACCGCAGGGTAAAATTGTTGTACAGGTAATCAACGCCGGTGCGCTTCCAGTTGTGTATCGACCCGGCAATCATGCTATCCTCATCGTGTTGGTGCGCCGTGTCGTCACGGTCAAGCCAGGCGGTCAATTTGATTTTCCCTTTGCGGTCCTGGTAGATTGATACAAACGATTGCTCGGCAAGTTCCTTTAAATACTCAAAGCTGTTTTTCTTTTCGGTTATCTGCCGCGCTGCAAACCAGTTGTGCCGCGTGTTTGCCATATTGTCGTAATCAATAAGGCTCGTGCTTATTCCGTCGTAATCTTCCAATATCTTGCGGAAAATCCGATACACGGAATGGCTGGAAGTGCTGTTGTATTCTTCGCCTGCCAACCGGGTGTAATTTTCCGCGCTTGTGATATCAACGGATTTTTCAGCCAAAAGCCCAAACTGTTTTATTCTGAGTTTGTATGTCTGCGCAGCCGCTATTTGTTCCCCAATCATGGATATATAAATCACTACTCGGTTGCTTATTGATCCGTTTTGCAGGCCGGTGATTATGCTCGAATCAAGCGTAACAGCCGTTTTTATTTCACCCGTTGCCGTGCCATCGTCTGATGCAAACAAAGAATCTTCGCTGTTTGCCCCATTTCCAGTTATCGCCAAACGGTAATATTCATTTGGCAAAATATTGAAGTCTGTCCATGACGCCGTATCATCGCGGGAAGCTGATCCCGGGTGCAGAAAATTTTTATTGGTCGCATAGTTGCCGTATTGGTCAAAAAAGATTATGTCGATTCTTATGTTTTGGTCGTGTGCCGCCGTGCTTGCCTGCTCCAAATCCGCGCCAAAATAAAAACTGCTCGCGTCGTTTTGACTTTCAGGTATTTCGATTGTCGCATAAATAACCGCGCTGGTTTCCGTGCCGGTGCCCATCGCTGCGCCGGTACTTGTCCGTTGCACTTCTAAATATGTGGACCTGTCAAGGTCGTAAATGGAAGCAACAGACCCCACAAGCGACATATTAGCAACAGGGCTAAACGTCGTTGTAATCGTGGGTATAAACGTGCTTGCGTCAATATTAATTAATTCCCCAAAAGCCTCCGCGCCTGCGGATATTAATGGCAAAGGAAATAAAATGTCAGTGTTGCCGGATTTTGAAAGGACGTTAGAAAGTGTGTCCATTGTTGCCGTGTCGTTATAGCTGGCATTTGTCACGCTTGATTCATTGTGCAGGTGCTTTATGTCGTCATAACTCTTGTTTTGCATGTTGTAATTAAACACCTGGGGCAGTCCGTGGATGTCTTTTTTAAACTCTGCGACTTCGGCATTGCTAACAACGCACGTTGTTTCAAGTTTTGCGATTGCAAATTGCCATTTGTCTATTTGGTCAGCACTGCCAGAATATCCGTGAGTTCCCAATACAAAATTAGAAACCGGTTCTGATAATGTGAACACCATATCAGAAGGCCCTTGCGTGTTGGAAATTATCCTAATTCCTTTTGTTGTGTCCGGACTGCCGCCGCCGCTTAACACAAACAAATAAGCTCCGGCAAAATAGTTTGCGCTGTAAAAGGGCTGGATTCCATACCGGCGAATACGCAATCCGAGAGTGGTGGAAGTGGCACCGACGCTGTAGGAATATGCCATCGCTGTTTTATGTTCTACCCCGCCATTAATTACCAGGTTATAAAACGACGGCCCACCAGAAACAGGTATCAATCGCGCATAGGGCACCGTGCCAAAACAAACCGGCACAGGATCAGACGCAAAAGCTTCGTCCGCGTTCGGGTAATCTTTTGGATTAAAAGTGTTCGGCGGAAAGTCCTTGTGGTCGCGCTTAAATCCGCCCTTGCACACGATCTTGTAATCCGTTTCGGTTTGAATTGTGTTGTTTACGCGCCCACTCCAAATTTGGAAAAATTCATCACCAATGACAGAATAAAGCCGCACTTCCTTATTCAAAAAGGCCACATCGTTATCGACCATAGACTTCCAGAATGGTGTGCCGGAACCCGCGACAAACGCCTGGGGTACGGCGAAATTGAACCCTGAAAGCGTGCCATACCCCCCGGTCTTAACCAGGCCCGCAGCCTCCCGGCTTGGGTTGGTCATGCTGCCCTTGGATATCAAGCCCTCATACCAGACATTAACCCCGACATATTCCACGGCTTCGCTTGCTGCTGTGGCGTTTGTGACCTCAAACATATCCCCTTCAGCCGGTGCGCCGCCCTTGGCTGTTGTGAGCTCACCCCCGGTAAAATCTGACGTATCCAAAACAGTAAAGCGTGACCCGACAACCGGCACGGTGTTCGCCGCCTTAAAATCGCCATTGCTTGCTGCATAGAGTTCGCCCGACTGAAACGAAACGCTGATTGTCTCGGCCCCGCCAAGGTCAATTTTCAACACCGAATTATCACCGGTTGGTATAATGGCGTTGCCTGTGTCTGTGCCGTCATAACCTGGCCGACCAGTGACAACCCGCAGAAAACCATTGTTAAACCCGGTTGCCGCTGCCGAATAGCTGGCATCAGTTTCCACTTCGATTGCATACTGCAGGGCAGTATTTACAAACAATTCGTCAGCGCCGATTGAATAGCTTGACCCTGTATGCGGGCGCGTGTTGCCCTGAGCGCCGCTTGTGTTTAGCGATATGCCCGGCGACGTTCCTGCAGTGTCAAGATTGCTGCCAGCCAATACCCGGAAATAGTCCACCCCGGAAGTATCGACAATGCTTTCGAATTCATCGGCAACGGTCAGGCTCGGCACATTGCCCGAGCCGGTGCCCCAGTTTCCATTGGTGCAAGTTGCATCCGTGCCCGCGTTGTTGTATCCGGCGGCGTTTCCGTGTTGGTAGTAGTTCGCCCCTGTTGATTCAACAAAATTATTTTTTGTGGTTACGTTTGTATTATAAAGATCAATGCCCGTGCCCGTAATTTCGGCAATGGTGTTGTTTTCGTATCTATTGGAAGTGTGGGCTCCGGTGGTGTAAATTCCTTTATATCCACCCCACAATAAGTTGTTCCAAACAGACACAATGGCGTTTTCGCCGCCGCCGCCGCCAACCGCAATAAAAACAATGGAATTTTCGTTTTGGCCGTCTTGAACGTTGTTGTGAATATTAATAGCCGTTGCCGCGTCTTGCCCATTTATTAAAATCCAATATTTTGCACCTGTCACAGATACCGCGCCGCGCTTCATTCTTAAATGGCAAAGATTGACGGTGCCCAACCCGGTATTGCTGATTACGAAAATATTTGCGTCCACATTGACCGTGATTTGCAGGCCGCTTGCGGGGCTTTTCCTGGGCCTTACCCTTGACGTAATGTTGAGCGTCTGCCCGTTTAAATCAGGCGCAAAAGTCGATGTTGCGGTTTCCGTAACTGCCGTTGATTGCTTGAAGGTGAGCGTGTCCGTAACCGTCGAATCCACGTCGGAGCTTGCGGCTGCCCACGTCGCATAATCGTCTGACCCGCCCGACCCAACGGTAAACTCGCCAGAAGCGACGGCATTAAAATCAATTTGTGACGGGTTGAGCGTTGCCGTATCAGTAAGCAATGCAGAAAACCCTTCTTTGGTGCAATCTATTACGTCAACCGTGGAGGCGTCGCGCAAAGATGTTTCAAGCCCAATTGACCCCGTAAACGATTCGAGTGCGCCAAAATTGATTTTCTTTTTGCGCGGGCGGTAGGTTTTGGGGTCGATTTCCTCTTTGTCGGTAGTTGGCTGCAGGCCGTCTTTGATATCTTCCAGTAACGCGCTTGGCACCTTTGTAACGGCAAAAACCTTTTTTGTGTGCGGGCTCGGCGTCCAGTTTTGATACTTCGGGTCGTCGGGGTCTATGTAACAAACGGGCATGCCGTCTTTTATGCCGAAATGCTCTTTGCCGGTGCCGGTGCCCTGGTCGCCTACCTTCCAAAGTACATAAATAAAATCAGCCATTATACCACCTCTGCAAAGCGCAATCTGAAACGGTGCCAGTTGACCCCGACCAAGCCCATATCTTCCCAATCAATCAGCTTGGTTGTGTACGAATACGAATTGCCGGACCTTGGGCCAAAAGGGTAATCAATACCAAAATTGTTTGCCAGCGTAAAATTGCCGGTGCGTTGTGACCTTATGTAATTCCGCAACAGGATTGCGTCGGCCTGTGTCACAGTGAAAACGCCTTGAAATATTCCCGTGTCTGCCTGCCGGTCGGAGTATGCCGCAGTGCCCTCATAAGTAAAATCTTTGTTAATCGTCCAGTCGGAATATGCTTCTGGCCCGGTCGCGCAATATTGCAATGTTGGCAAGCTGCTGGCACCGGTGAAAGATACGGATGTGGCCCGCAGTGTTACAGTCACACTCCATCCCTTTAGAGTCGCCTGTCGTCTTTGGGGCCACCCCGTAATTGTTGCCGTTATGTTACCGCTGTGATCTACGTTTTCCCCGAATATGTGTTCAGTGCTGAAAAAATCGGAAAGAGTAAGCGTGTTTGATTCTCCGTCCCTGTTGTACTGCATTTCAGTGATAAACGTATTGATAACCGATTCCGTTCCGTGCATTGATATTTTGGTTTCGTAAATATCCTCCGCAGCTCCACGGTCAACCCCAAGCCAATTACCATCCTCGGCTTGACGCCAGACAATCGCGTGCTTCGTCAATGGCCGAAACCCCGGCAAAATCTTTGCTGTTACTTGCGTAATGCCTGCGCCATCAATATCCATAAAGTTTAATCCTTTAAAATACCCTGTTTAAAGGCTTCAAAATCATGCCAATGCCGAAAGTTGGCCCGCTACATTCAATTCATGAAGCATCTCTTTTAACGCCGATAATTGCCGCTCCCGGGTCTGCGCTATGGCTCCGATTGTTTCATCGTCCGCGTTGCCCTGCACAACAATCGTATCTCCGCCCATGTTGATAGTAGGCCCGCCCAGGGTTCCGCCTTGTATCGCACGGAAAAGCGACGCCTGCTGATTCATGTTAAGATTCATTTCCCCGGAGTTCTGCCGGGTCAAAACGTGGTCGCCCAATGGCTGATTGCCGGTGACAATACCGCCCTGGGCAAATTTCGGTGGCTGCTGCCGTGCTATGTTGGCGATTTGAACCGCTCCCAACGACCCGGCCAGGATTGCCGCCGCAATATTGGTGCCCGGAAATGGCGGTTGCCCAAGTGCCTTGATTGCATTTAATCCTGCCACAACCCCGGCCTCGGACATTGCTGCCGCTTTGTAAACGGTAAAGTTCTCCGCGCTTGCGTCTTTGTTGAGCGCAGCCAGTTGGGTAATTAGCCCCATGCTTGATTGTACTACTGACTGGCGCAATGCCTTCTGTTTTGCTGTTTCTGACGCTATGCGCCTGGTTTTTTCTTCCTCCGCCCGTACCTCGGCCTCATAAGCTTCGTTCATTTCCTTGATATGGGCAAACCGCGCTGCCTGTTTTTTCCTTTGCACATCCTCCCAATCTTTTAACCCCTGCTGCTGAATGTCTCGGATCATTCGCGCCGTTTCCCACTCATCCTCGACCTCATCTTTTTGCAGGCTTGTATCTGCGGACGCCCCACCATTAATTGGCGCACCTGGCTTTGGCTTTGTTTTACCCTTTGCCGATTGCCACATTTTATCAAAAGATTCTTTTGAAAGATCGGCCTGTTCGCGCATGAATTTGATTTTTGCCGTTAATGCCGCTACCGCCTCATCTCTCGACATTGACCCGGTAGCCATACGGCCCTGCATTATTAAAGAAAGTTTGTCTTGCTCAAGCTTTATTTGCTCTTCGAGCCGTTCCTTGTTTTTCCTGTGGGCCGTCATTTGCAATTCTTCCGTATCCCTACCGTTCAACAGTTTGGCCATCAACGCAAGATGTGTGTTTATTTTTCCTATTGCTCCCAAAACCAAAGACGATCCGGCAACAAACGCCCCAAGGCTTGCTTGAAAGTCCTCCCATGAGCTCGTAACTGCCCTAAGTTGGTTATTAAAAGAGTCTGCCGTTCTTGCGTAGTCGCCCTGTGCGTCCGCGCTTCCCTTCATAGCCAAAGACAATGCCGCAGCCGCTTTTGCGTTTGCGTCAAGAATTCCGGTTCCTACTTTATAGCCAAGATTGGCGGCCTCTTGCTTTAGTGATGTTTCGCTTAAAACAACCCCGTATTTTCTCATCGTGATGACGTTTCCAACAAGTGCGCTTTGGATGTCACCAATAACCTGTTCGGTTGGCAAATTGTTAAATGATGCAAGGTCGCGGGCCAGCTTAACAACTTCAAACGACATTTCCCCGGCCTTGTCACGAGCGAACCCCAAAGGCACAAGGGTGTCCTGAATCGTGCTGGTAAATTGCGCAGCCTCACGCCTTGAAAGTGAATAGGATTGCGTTAGTACCTTGTTGTATTGGGCAACCTCTTTTTCAAGGCCACGGAAAACCGTGCGCTGCTTATTAAGTGCCTCGGTAAGATTTCCGGCAACCTTCGCAGAATCCCACAAAAATCTAACGCTTTCAGATGCTGCCCTTAAGGCCACATATCCTGTTGCTAAATTTGATACGCTTTTTTTTAGGGAATTTAAACTCCCCTCCATTTGGCGCGACCCCGTGCCTATGGTATTGGAAGCCTTTTTGAACTCGCTTTTTAAATTCTCGTCAAGCTCGATTTTTATTCGGATTTTGTCATCAGCCATGATTAAAGCCCCTTCGCAGGTTTAGGTGGCTTCTTTGCCAGTTCATTTGAATAGTGCGTTTTCCAGTGCTGGTATTGATTGACCGCAGCCATCCACCGCACGCTGCGCTGCCAGTATGGTAAAGCCGTCCGGGTTTCCTTTTCATATTCGTATTGCTCGTAAAAGTCAAACACATTCCCCGGAATGAATCGCACAGGACATTCATAATACCATTCCTCCGGCACCGAAAAAGGATCTTCCCAAGCTGCCGCCTGCGTGGGGTTCTCGCACCGTGCTTTCGGCACCCCGGCAGCCATGTCGCAAACGTGTGCGGGCATGGCCCCGGTGTGGATGGCAGCTAAGATTTTAAACCCTGCATTTCCTCGCTTGACAAAACCGCTGCCGGGCCGATCACCCCCGCCATGCGTGCCGCCTGAAACCACAAAGACAGTTGCACGGTTTCGGGTAGCTGCTCAAAAACGTCCTTGGTGATCGTGCCATCTGTCTCGGCCTTGAATTCCAGCGGCTCAAAGTCTGGCAGCAAAAACATTTTGCGCATTCCGTAAATGGACTGCCGGGCCTCTTGCTTTATTTCGTCTTGGGTCGCATTGCGGTTGCCCTTGCGCCGCTCGTGGTAATCATGCTTTTGCTGCATGGTCCACGTTCCCAAATCAAATTCCGGTATTACCTCGGCCGGCAAACCCCTTTCGGTAAATTCCACCGGGGTAAACGGCAACCGGCCATTTTCAGACATCGGCATTAAGCCAATAAGTGCCGCTTTTGTTTTTTCGTCAAGTCTCAATTCGGCCATAATCCCTCCACGATTAATAATTGTCAGTTTTTCCAAGAGTCAACCGCTGCACCTTACTAAACTCCGGCCTTCTATCCTTTCTTGTTTTTGGGTGTTAAAAATTCAAACTCGATTGATTTTGAATTCAAAACGATAAGCATTTCCGTCTTGGCTTGCTCAAGGTATCCCTCATTTGATTTATTTGAAAGATCATCGTGATTTCTTACGCTCCACCTTCCGGTATCTCCGGTTGCCATTGCATCATGCGACACCAAAACGATCCGGTTGCATCCCATTAAGGCCACAATGTGAATCGCAACAACAGACGAGAATGTGAACCAGGGAATATTAAAATCTTCCTTATTGCTGAATACATACCTGGGCGCGTATTCCTGCAATCTCCACGCGCTTTCCTGTTTATGAACAAGCAAAGTTGCTTTTTGTGGCTTAACGGTCCAGCACGGAGGACACTTGCGCCTACAAACCAAACATCCATCCTTCTGCATTGAATACGTTTTGTTTGGAATACCGAGTTGCTCGACTTTCAGGATCGTGTCATTCAGCGCAACTACTATTCCGTCACCAAAATTATCCGCTTCCAGGTATTGCAGGCTCGGACCGCTTCCAACGATGTACGCGGTTTGCCCAACGTGCACACCTTTCAGTTCCATAATTTTATTCATGCGAATATTTCCGGTGAAAGTTCTTTTTTTATGCCCGGCCCATCAAGGTGAGTTGAGAAGTTCCCCACCTTGACATCGACTCCCATGTGGCTGATTTCGCAGTCCGGCAATACGTGAACAGGGATACCTAAAGCGTGAAGCCTCAGGCAAAAACTCGTATCTTCACCCCAAAACCGGTGCTGCCTGCCCCGGACTGCGTTTGTTCCCAACTTGCCAAAAAAACTATGGATCTTCGTGTTTTTAACATCCATAGAATCGCCAGTGTACCAATCGTCCGGGTTGTCGCTCATAATCCTTTGAAGCGGTGCTTTTTTTATTTTGCAAAACCCCGTTGGTACGTTCCATGCAACAAAATTTCCGTTTGCGTTTTTTACTGGATTTTTTTCGGCATCCAGTTTCAAAAAACATCCGTAAAAATCCCAACTGTTTTTACACGGATATGCCGCACCTATGACATCTTCGTCGGCCTGAATAAGGCGCACCATGTCTTTAACTTCCCATCCCATATCCGAGTCAATGAATATCAGATCAGTATAATCACCCTCAAGAAAGGTTGCCGCTATTGCGTTCCTTGCACGGTCAACATAGGAATCACCGGCCAAGGCCGAATACGCTATTGACATATCCGTCCTCTTTGCCAACGTCATAAGGGTTTGAGAGATGGCCATTATGTAATTAACCCACCCTCTACCCTCATAAAACGGCGTGGCTATCAATGCCTTGTTCATTACTTAAGGTTTGTGTGGGGCGAGATTTCTCCCACCCCACACAAGTCCTCATTAGGAAGCTGCCGTCAAGCCGATGGTTGCCATATCTGCGTTGATAGCATCAATGGCGGCATTATTTGCGTCAATGGCGGTTTTGGCTGCTGCCACATCACCAACAAGCGCATCAATTGCAGTAACAATCCGCGCCAACTGTGCGGCTGTGCTGCAACCAAAAGGGTTGGTGCTCGTAGACCCAACATCGGTCAATGCTGCGGAGGTCACTCCGGCCATTGCTGCCGGGTCTGCATTGTGGGTCGGTTGCGTTACGGGTGTCGCATTCCACATACCGAGTTTTTGGCTTGTGGCGGTCCCGATCTTCGTGCCGGTTGTTCCGTTGACAACGATATTTTTAGCATCGGCCATTGTGATATGGCCTGCGGAAGTCACGCCGTCAAGCTGCCCGCTTGTGTCAATCACCTGGGCGGCGATTTCAATGAAATCAACCAAAGTCTCGATATCCTTTGAGTTGCCGATATCGAGGTTCGACCCTTTCAGGAAAGTGTGACCGTTCACGGTCTGTCTGTCTGCTGGCATGATAAACCCCTTTCTATGGGTTGTTGGTTAAGTGCGTGCCCCGTGCAAAATTTCGATTGTGTCCTCAAGGTCCAAAGCCGCATCAATCTGCGTGCCTGGTACGCCGTTTTGCAAACAGCGATAATTGAGATCCCAATTCACCAAACCTTCGCGTGCTGCCAGGCCAGGATTCATCGGCTGCGCATCTATGCCCTTTATGGTCATATTTGCCCCAAGGCCAATGCTGATTGCATGGCTTGTCATCGAAGTGATGATGCTATGCCAGTCCGTTGTGGCCTGCTTCACTGCCAAGGGGTCAATGGAAATCCTCGGCTGCGTGTTTGTTCTGTGAAAATACTTTATTCCGGTAGCCGTGCTTTGATCCTCAAGTGCGCTTATTGTGTTCCCAAGGTCAAGCTGGCACCTTGAAACCTGCACAGCCGTTCCGCCAAGGGTTACGGTGCTTGACAAGAAAGCCTGGGCCAAAGCCGTTTGCATCCCGCTGTTTATGGCGATATTTGAACCGTCCACAATGTCATTCAGCACGCCGGAAAAGGTGAAGTTTGCATACCAGGGTTGCCCCACACCCTCGGTTGAAAAAACCACATTCCCCATGCACCCCTGGCACTTGTAAATCGTATATGTCGGGCTGCTGCCAATCGACCTGTCGATAATCCAGATTGTTGCGCAAACGTCGTCATAGGCCTCGCGGTTGACAAGCGCACAGCCGTCCCCGCCGCCATCATACACTTCTTCCGAGCCGCCGTCCCAACCGATAACACCAAGGCCGCAAAATTTGGCAAGGGTGAACCATTGGGGTTGAACTCCAGCAGTGCCGGAATAAGTCATCTTGGTGCGGCAGGTGATCGTCACGGCCTGCTTGCCAACAATGGCCTCGTCCTCGGCGTGCGAGCCGTTGGCGTACTTGCTTGATTCGTCGTCGAATTCGATTTGCGGGCTTATTTCAATATCTCGAATTCGCTGCAAAAAGTCACCTGTCGCCAGGTCCGTTTCCATCGTCCCCGGGCTGGCTTCCAATTGTGCCACCATCACCCGCAGATTTCTTGTCAGATTCACGCCCATCTTTCACCTCCGCCTTTTTTTGGGGTTTTTCCTTTGGGGCCTCCTTGTAATCCTCGGGCAACTCTTCGCCGCCCCGGTAGGTTTTCCCCTTAAAGTTAATTTTTGCATTTAATGGAACATTCATTGTTGCCTCCGTCAGTTTGCGTTATTGGCCACGCTCTGCCTGTCCTGGGCATACGATATTTCCCATGTCGTTATTAAAATCGTCGGCACAAGAACATCACCATGGTTGGCCTTTTCGCGCCTGCTGCCACGGTATAGAATCGTGTTACAGGTATCCGACACGGTGTAATTCGTGCCAAACAGCTTTTTGAGATCGTCCAAGGCCTTGTTGTGTTCGGCATTTATTGAGAATTCCGGATTGTCTTGTATCGCCGACAATTTGCCATGTACCCGGATCTCAAACGTGGCCCGGTTCTCATAGGCATTGGAATGGTCGCCGTTTATGTCGTCGTCGTTTTCCTCATCCGACAGGTAAATTTCCGCATTGGGATAGGCGTCTTTTATGGCCATGTCACGCTCGTTGCAATCACCCCAATCGTAATAATACCCCCCGGCAATCGTCATGCCTTCAATAAGTGCCAACATTGCGGCTTCAATGCGACTTAAAATGGGCGTCGCGGCCGGCGTCGATACCGTCACCTCGTTGCTGTCCGTGTCGCCCGTAGGATTTGACCCCGCTATCTTAACCATGTAGTCGGTCGATGCTGTCAGGCCAGTTATATCAATTGTGCTTGTCAAATGCGTTGTTGATCCATCTGGAAATTGGGCATACGATCCCCCGGTTACTTTCCAGTAAGCTTTATATTCAGCCGCCCGCGCAGCCGCCGTGATTATTTCAATGCGGATCGTTGTTGTGTTCAACGCCACCGCAGTAATTAACGCCGCTGTCGGTGCCTGCAAAGCGGATACATTTTCGTCATTTTCCAGGCCAAGGGTGACTATCCCCAGGCCGCTGCCAGGTCCATTTAGGCCCATGTCGCCGTCCAGGTTACATTGTTGCTGCCGTCAGTTGTCTTGTCGAGAGTGGCAAGCAAGTTATCGTCGGAATCGTAAATTTTCACTTGGTCCTCGTCCACGGATACCCATTTCGTGCCTGCCACGGCCCCCTTGATCTGGCCCAGGGTTGCGATAATGTCAGTCAACGCACCAGCATCCGGGATTACGTCAGTCACGGCCTTGATTGCCGTCGCGTCCGATTGCACCGCGTCAACCTTGCCATCGGTAATGCCGTGAAGCGTTGCCGCCGTTCCTGCTGCATCTGGCACGGTTGTATTTGCGCTGTCAGTCCCGCGCATGTCCGTGTTTGTCGTTACCGTGCCGATTGTCACACCACTTTGATCTGCGGCAAGGCTGAATCCTGTTTTGTCGCTCACCACATTCGCATCCACTTCGGCCTCGATCTGGAAGGTGTCAATCTTTACGCCGGTAACTCCGTCCACAACGCCGGTTATTCTGATATTGTAACTCTTGCCTTTTTCAAGCCCATTGGCTGCGCTCAAAGTGATCTGCTCGCTGTAAAATCCTGTTGTGTTAGCGTCATCCAGTTTTGCCATTGATCCGGTAAGAATAGGGGTTGTTGTTTCGTCCTCATAAATCCGATACCCCGGCACCGCATCCGCATCCACTGCCGCACTTGTCGCGGGCGTGTGGGTGTTGCACGTAAAGGTCAAAGTATCGTCAATTTTCCACGATCCTAAATACATTTTGAACCCCTTATCGGATTATGCCTTGTGCAAAAATGTTACCACCGCCGCCGCCGCCCGGTTCATTGCCCTGCCATGCGCCTTGGTTGCCGGTTACTGGTGTTGCGCCAACGCCATCGGTAATTCCGTTTGCATTATTGATGTTTGGTGAGTCTGACTGCAAAGAAAAGTCGCTGCCCGCTGTTGTAAATTTCGGATCGCCCGTGCTTACTTCGTAATCTTGGAAAACGGTTGTTATGTCTACGCCGTCCCACATATCCGTGCATCTGGTATCATCACCGTGGTTTCCCCAAAAGAAATTGTTATCTGTTTGGGTTGTCCACTTGAATCCGTCAGCATTAGACCCCTCCACAATGTTATTTATGGAAAAATTTCCACCACCGCTTGTCCCCGAAACAGCTGTGTCGCATTCATAAAACGTATTATTCGAGACCATGTAACCATAGCTGGTACCAGAATTTATGCCGATTTTTGCCGTGTTGAAAATATTAGAAACAACTGAGCCGCCGTGGGTTGCAAGAGTTAACGCAGATCCATACGTTACCCCAGTAAAGTCATGGAAGTAACAATTATGCACTTTGCCGTATTGGGCAACACTCACACCGTTAGTGTTAGCCGATGTAATTTCACAATTAATTACGCCTGCATAAGTTGTCATTTTGAGAGCATTGGTATTTGTTGAAACTCCGTTATCGTTCTCAATTTTGCAATTTTCAACCGCGCAAACAATCCCCATTTCAAGAGTGTCATTCCCTGCCCCTTGAATAGAAACATTTCTGATGATTGTGTAGCTACCTGTTTTAAATTGAAAAGTAGCGGTATCAAAAAATGGTCTATCCCCTGCGGTTCTTGCCCAATCAGAATAAACAACTGCTGCACCAACATTTGTTGTAGTGTCCTTCACCCCAATCAAGGCAATTGGTGCGGTTACTGTTCCGTTTATTGCGCTAAAGTCAATGTCGGAATCAAGCGTGTATGTGCCTTCTTTGATGATAATCACATCTCCAGCAGCAAGGCCACCACCCTCCATAAAGGTTTCCCAGGCGGGTTCGTCAAAAGCGTTATCCCAATCGTTTCCGTTTTTTGCGCCTGCGCCTGCCGGTGTCACGTGGTAATAAGCATTAATTGCCATTACGAAACCGCCTTTGCTGCATCTGCCAACGCCGCCTCTTTTACCTTTTCTTCGTCAGCAAGGAAAGCATCTATCTTTTTTTGCTCTATTACTTTTGGGTCATTGGTTACTGTAATCGGTTCAGCCAATTGCTCTGCCGGTAAGTCCTGCGGTGCAATGCTTATTCCAAACTCAATAAACTTGGCCTTGTCTCTCGGCTCAATAGGCAATCCATCAACACCAACAATCCAATATTCCCCATCCTTTTGGCTCTGGATATGCTTGTTTGTCCCGCCATTCACCGTTGCGCCTTTGGGAATAATGCAGTTATCCAAATTGCAGTTGCGGAAAACAACTCCGGTCATTTTATCCGGCAATGCATTTGAATGGTGCGTTTCTTGATAAAAGCACGACCCTACAATTTCGGTATCGTTGAATTCCGCAGGGTCAACTTTTGACAAATCTTGCCGCTTGAAACTGCCGTGGCTATACTTGGCATTTTTTTTCATCGCATCAACTCCGTTTGCTTGGCTTCCTCTGCCGCTATTGTCTCAAGGGCAGATACCCCGCGCTCAATAAAGCCCGGGCCGCGCATCCGCATTTTGTCCATCTGCCACAAAACGCACACACCTAAAATTGCGGTGACGGCGCAAAGAAATGCGATTGTAATATATTGCGATTTCATGCCCCGCCCTTTACTGCAATGCTTTTGGCCAGACTCACCACAACACCGATCAAGGTGGATATGGCAATGACGTAAAACCAATTCAGCTTTTTGTGGAGTGCGTCTGTCGATTCCCGTACTATGTTGCCAAGGTTGTTTATGTCGGTTCTCATTTCCTGCTGGTTCTCCCTCACATTCCTGTGTTTTTCGTCACAAAGGGCCAGATTGAATTCATCGCCCATGCCTCACCCCCTGAATATCAAAGCCGTTCCAAGGCTGTTGCGTTCCGGGGCTGTGTCAGCCGTGCCGGTCAAAACTTCCGCATTGATTTTCTTTTCCTCTTCGGTGCGCATTTTGTGGTAAAGCTCAAATTTGCGGTGCCATTTGTCGTCTAACACCGGGTCGTTGTTTTTGCCGATCATGTCCAGGCAGATCATTTCACAGACCCAATACTCGCACCATTTACGGACGCAATAATGCGCCTCACCATCACCGGAGCCGTCACCGTCGGCGTCAACGTCGGTTTCGATATCGTCCGGGGCAACGCCGCGCGTCCAGGCAAGGTCGTTTAGTGCCTCGGTGGAAAGGGCGATTTTTGCAGTCACTTCCGTGGTGAGTTCCGATATCAGGCTGTCGGTAATGTCTGCGCTTGCGATATAATCAGCCATGCAACCCCGCCTTTACTATGCCGCGTGCGATCGCCACGGCTATTTCGCGTTTGATTTTGGATTCGTTTGCGTCCAGGGCATTGTTTAAAAATGGGTCCGGTGCCCAACTCCATTCGGTTTTACTTTTGGGCCTTTTCCAACCTTGGTGGATGAATGGGCCGTATTTGGCAATACCGGTGTCAAGATAAACGGTTGCGGATGTGGTGCCGGTTTTGACTTGGACTGACCGCGCAAGTGAGCCGCCGCGCGAGGTGTAGCGGTGTCCGTCAATACTCCTGGCGTATACCTGCACCATAGTGGCGGATGTTTTTAACGCCTTCCGAAGCTCACCAAGGAATTTGGAAGGTGCCCGCCTCAAGGCGTTTATAACGCCGTCTGCTTCGATGTGGATTTTCATGGGATAATAAAAAAACGCGGGGGGTCAGCAAAGAAAAAGGCCCACCCCCCAACGTTTTACGAGGTTATCCCATCAAAATGACGCCCTGCTCCGGGTTGCCCGTGCCCACGCCCCACAGTACAGAAAGCTCATACTGGTTGGTGTGGTAGCCAGGATACACGGAGAGCAGAAACGACAGACCGCTCACCGGGTCGGTCACAACAACGTCGTCGGTTGCCGCATCGCCGCCCTCGGGCTTCATTGGCGGGCGAGTTGCCAGGGCCAGGAAGTTCCGATGGAAAGCAAGGTTTGCAACGTAGTCGTTTGTGTTCAACGCGATTTCTGTGGTGTCTGCCCATTCGTTTAACAGACCGGGAGACCCGATAACAAGTTCACCGGACGTATCAACTGCGGTAGTGACCACATATTTGTTGGTCGATCCACCGGGGCCAGTATCGTCGCCGGTCGCAATGCTGATAATGTCACCAGCAAGCACGTTGCCACTGGCACCGTGGAAAGTGATTGATGTCGTGCCTGCTGTGTCGCCGCCATTCACATCTTGGCCGGTTGAGTCGCCAGCCGTATGCGTCTGGATGTATGCAGATTCAGCAAGGTCAAAACCCATGATGTTCATGAAAGAACCCTCAACCAAAACCTTGCTTGTGCCGGACTGATTCACGTTGGTCAATTGGGTCAGGTTCCGCATCGTATAAGCGGCTTCGTTACTCATCACCAAATGACGGTCTGCGCCGGGAGCGCCATTTTTATCCAACATGGCTTTGCAAGCGGAAAGCGGCGAAAGGTCAGATGCAAATGGGGTTGTGCCCTGGGTGCCGTATGCACGGCAAGCGTTGTAATACAATTCGGCCAGGTCGGTTTCGATTTCCGTAACCAAGGCACGCATGGCCTGGGCCACGTTCTGCGCAAACAGCGACGAATAAACGCCGGTCAAACGCAGGGCAGCTTGCTCTTCGCCTTCATAATGCCAACGAGTGGCATAAAGGTTTGACAGGCTGATTGTGCGGTTGGTGTAAGTGTTGTCGCTGATTGCCGGGGCTGTTGCTGCCGTGGTGATCGCGCCTGCGGTCTGCTTCGGGGCCACGGGGCTGCGCACGGTTGTGCCTTTTGCGCTGCGTTCTGCTGTCGAACTACGGGCCACGCGGGGGATGAGTCCAACCATTTCGCGTGAAACGGTTTCCAGACCAACAATGACATCTGGAATCAGATTAGTGAGGGTGTTTGACATTGACCTTGCTCCTGTTTTTTAGGCTAGCCGTCCACGACGGCCACGCCTTCGTGTACTTTTGCGCTTTGGTCCTGTGGGCTCAAAGCGAGAAAAGCGGAGCGGGTCATTGTCTTTCCGGGGGCTGGCTCCCCACCGGGCTTGCCGCCCGGTCCTGGTTGCTGTGAATTGCGCAAATCGTCTTTATTTTCAGGAGCCGACAAATAGCTTTCTACGCCCTTTGCCAGATCCATTTGCTCTTCGCCTTCAACCCACAGCACCTTGCCGTCGTCCGACAGCTTGGCCTTGCCCGAATTGGCAATAGTTTCTGCCCGTAACTCCGCAGAAAATATTTTGCCTTTCAGAAGTGGAAGCACCGCATCTTTCACCTTCGACTTATTTGCCTTTTCAATCAAAGCAATGCGCTCCGATTCGGATTTGGCAAAGTTCGCCGAAACTGATTTGATTTGGTTTTCCAGATCCTGCAACCGCTTCTGTTCGCCCGTCAATTTTTCGGTGTTGGCCCGGCCAGTTTCGATTGCCTTTTTCGTTTCCGAAATAAAGCCCGAAATCTCGCCCGTTCCGTCGTAACCGAGTTCCTTGGCGGCCTCTAAAAGCCGTGAGTTTTGCGCCTCAAGGTTTTGCACGTGCGTTTTCCTGTCGTTTTTTGCGTTCAGGATTGCGCCAGATACAACCTTGTATAACTCTTCGCCGTTTTCGCCGTCTTTGAGCAACGCCGATTTTACGTCATCGAGTGTAGGCATGTGAAAGGACTCCTTTTGTTCTGAGTTTAAATTAAATGCTTTTGTTTAATCGCGCAAGTTTTTATCCTTTGCGCCCTTTTCCCTGGCCTTTGCCGCCTCCCTTTCCGTAGCCCGGGCCTCCACTTTTGCAGCCGCCCGTGTTGATATTTCTGCGCCCGCCACCGGAAACACCTTTGCCTTTTCCCATGCCTGTTTTAAGGCCGTAACCTTTTGCCATGATTTCTCCCTTTATTTGCTTGATGTTCTGCCCGCGTCCACTTTCAGAGTTGCTTCAGCACCAGAAAGTTTCCGCACGGCGTCAATGACCTCGTGCAATTTTGCTTTCAACTCCACCGCTTCGTCCAGGGTAAGCGTCAATTTGCGCTTGCCCCAACTGATTTTGATTTTCCCGACCTCTGCCTGCATGAAACACCTCCACTTGTTTATGGTTAAATATTAAAAAGCCGGGCACGGTTTAAGCTTCCCGGCCTTTTTCATTGTTTGAATGGCAAAAACAGAGGCAATGCTTCTTTTTGCTTCTGTTATTTCTTTTTTTGTTTCTGGGCACGCCCCGTTAATGGGGGATAGATACTTAAACACGACGGAATCCATTTTTGCATTATTCGTGCTATACGAATTAAAGCAAAATCTCTCTCCTATCGTTGTTCGTTGAATCCAATAATCAAGCAATCCTTCAAAGTTTTTGCCGTCACCCATGCCGCAATTTTTGCAGAAAGAAACAAAATTGTCTCTGCTTCCGTGATGTTTTATTATGTCTTTTTCCGTTGTTTGCCTTAGCATCCGAACATAATAACTGTAAACCATTTTCCCGCGATGTCTATCTTGAATGCCTGCATACAAATCAAGAACTTCCCCGGCATCACGACCTCGAAGCAAATTTATTATTATTGCGGCGCTGTCTGACAATGGGTACGAATTTAGCATTGTATTTTCGTTATATATGCACCCGCGAGACAACAAATCTATCAATTCTTTTATTTGCGTAGTTAGCCCACAACACAAATCGCATACCAATACGTCTATTTTTTTATTAAGTAAAGAAATGGCCGCTATCGCTGAATTCAGATCTGATTTAACCGCCAGACACTTTTTTTCTCTTGCGTGGTTGACTACCCGGCTGTTAATATCAACTGCAATCATGTTGTTTGGGTTAAACCCTTTTGATGTCGCAACGGCCCTGTCCAAATCTTGCATTCCAGCCAAATACATTATGTTTGCGTTTTTGGGTAAAACACCGCCTTGCGATATTATTTCCTTAGCTCTGTTCCATGCCCATTTTCGCCAATTGTTTTTTTGCCCAAACTTGTATCCGTCTATTTTCATAATCCCCCTCCACGGGTTATGGTTGAATCAGGGCATCAATATGTTTGTAGCCCTCGAATCCTTTGACCAATTCCGGCCACCGCTGCGGGTTCAACGCAAAGGCTTCCGCCCCGGCCTTGCCCATGATGGCCTTGCGCTCTGTTTCAGATGCTTTTTGTAGGTATTCGGCCTGCGCCTGTTGCCGTGCCTCCACTGTACCAGAATATACATTGCTCATAACGCACAAACAATGTGGGTGAAATGGGTAGCTTGGCAGGCTGTCCAGCGGATAGACGCCGCGCCCCAAACCGTGAGCATTTACCCCGGTATGGAGATTGCAGATATCTGGGGCAGGGTGCCGGTCGGAAAGCGAATATTTTATGGCAACCACATCGCTGTCTTGCTTTATCCGCGCATAGGTTCCCTGGGCATAGGCTTTGGTCATTTCCGTGCGGGCTATCCGGTTGGCGTTGTAGTTGCCCTTTGCCCTCACAAGCCTATCCATAGCTTTATCCAGGGCCTCTGTGCTGGTTTCCTGGGATACCTTGACCAAATTGGCCACGGCTTTCTTGAGCCGCATTGTAGGGGCTCCGCCTTGGGCCAGGCGTGCAAGGTTCCGCTCGGCCTTGCGTAGTGCCCGCCTGTATGCCTGGAACGCCTGAGGGTCGCCCTGCATCAACCGCCGGGCCGCGCTTTCCAGATCGTCCACATACCCGGCAATATCGGTTTTCATGATATCGGCCTTTTGGAGTGCCCGGCCCGCCTCGCGCCAGCCACGGGCATCCTTCATCGCAATCCGCAATTCTTCCTTTAAAAGCGGAAATTTGGCCATTTTTGTGATTCTGGCCGATAAATCGAGATCCTCGCCAGGCCAGTTGTGATGTAGCCAGAAGTTCCGTTTGCCAAGTGGTGACACGGCAATATCAACCCCGCGCCCGGAAAGCACTGTCAAGCACTTGTCCACGATCTCAAGCCGTAGGTATGTTGTCACCCCAAGCCCGGATACGGCAATATCCACGGCCTCGCCCGGGGGCACTCCGGCATCGGTAAGCGCAATGATTTTGTCGGCCAGTTGCGCCCACAATTGCTCTGTTTTTGCCGAATATTTGCCAAATTCAGGCGTAACCGGGTTAATCGGCATTATTCAGTCCGTTGGGCAAAATTTGCCGCCATTGCCGCCGCCGCCGCGTCTTTGTTCTGCCTGGTCTCTTCCTCAAATGCGTCGAATTCTTCCAGGGCCGCGTCAACATCTTCCTGGTCCTCTTTGACCGTCACCGCCGTAAATGCCTTCTTTTTGAGCAAAACAGACGCTTTTGTGGGCATACCCATGTCCAGAACCCGCTCAACCTGGTCGAGTTCGTTGATCTCATCCCTGGGGGCGAATTCAGTCGGGTATGTTGACTCGAGTTCCGCGCCTTCCATCGCATATTCCTCAAACAGCGCAAAAACGGCCATTTCTGCGGCCTTGGCCCTTTGGGAAACCATCTGTGATACATGCTCTTCTGCCCGGAATTCCCATTGCATCGCCACACCAGACTTGGCTTCCTGTATTCCGATTACCCCACGCTGGCCGGCAATGCGGAAAAGGTCATCGCGCAATTCCTCGTTGCCCTTCCGCAGCATGGTAAGGATCTCCGGCGGGGGTGAGGCATAACCAGGTTCGATATTGGCCCCCATCGGGATAATTAAAGCGTTGTGAACCCCAAGGGTGATGTTGCCCACGTTCTCGGTCTGGACATACAACACGGCAAAACCCTGTGCCCGCTCCTGGTCGCGGACCTCGGAATCCTTGTTAAAAATGGCGTAATTCAGCTTGGCAATATCGTAGTGGGGCGGCTCCACCATGATTTCTTTGCTGCTCTTTTTCTTGCCGAAAATGATAGGCACAATCGGCACCCGGAAAAGTCCGTGTGGCACGCTTTCAAGCTCAACATACCCGGCCCCGGCTGCAGCCTTTTTCATCACTACCCGATTCACGGCGTCGTATTTCACAAACCGCTCTTCTTTGATTACCCTGCCGGTTGCGGTTTTGGTCAGGTCCGGGTCGTCGGTGAAGATGATCCATTCCAACCTGCCAAAGCGGTCAGTTTTCGATTCCACATATTCGTGGGCTTTTTTCAGGTAGGCATAGGGCAGGGTGCGGGTCGCTATGGCATCGGTTTTGCCCTGCGGCTGGACAGGGAAATTATCCATCACCACAAAAGTCACGCCTTGCAAGATCGCAAAGGTCACGGCATCGCGCATCAGGTCGTGAAACGACTGGCCGGCGTTGTCGGCATCATCAAGAAAAGCGTGTGCCAAAAGCCCGGATTCCTTCACCGTTCCGTTGACATACAATTGCCGCTTAATCGGGTCGTGAAATACCGGATTAACCATCGCGTCCACAACCGGGGCCGTAAAGTTCTTGTAAAACGCCAACTGCCTGCGGGCATCGTAAAAAACTTCCCTGGGGTGCGGAATTACATAACTGCCATCCCGAAAGCCCCCGGTGCCGTGGTAGGCGTGCATCATAAACAGATATTTCGTGTCCTCGGTGAGCGGCACAAAATTCACGCGGTCCTTTGCGCTCGGTATGTGGGTCATTTCGTTTACGATTTTTGAATTATCAGGCGGGGTTTGCGTTCCTACTGCCATGTGTGGCCTCCGGGTTGGGTTTTCTATAAATTACATTATATTGCGATTCTCAAGCTCCGCAGCGTGCCGCCCGGGCTGATTCGAGAAGTCAGGGTATATCGGGCCGCGTCAAATCCGTGGTCCGGCACCTTGGCAATGATATTTGTTAATTCGCCGTTTTTGTCGCGCATCCAGGTAAGACCGCGCAACTCCCGAATCAGGTTTGTGCTGGATTTGGTCACGCGGAGTTTATACCGGCGCATGAAATCCACTTCGATATTTACCGCGTCTTTGCCCTTGACGCATGGCTTAATCGTGAAGCCGGCCCGGTGGATGTCCTCAATGCTTTTCGGCTCGGCACTGTCGGCATAAATCGGGTAATTCTTGGTGATACCAAAGCCGCGCATTTTTGACACAATATCCGGGTTAGTCAAAAACCGCTCGTAAATCCATTCGTGCATGTAAATGTAGTCGCCCTGTATCCCAACCTCGATTAATGCCGTGGGATCGTTGGAAAATCCAAAGTCCAGGCCAAGGTCGGTCTGGATGTCGGGCATTTCGTCAATCAATTCAAAATCAGGGAATAAAAGCCCCTCGATCTTCCCCACAAGGCCCATGCCGTAAACGCGCCACCAATTTGGGTCCATGCCCTTGCGGTTTTCGATGGATTGAATAATTCGCGGGTCTAAAAACTGGTTGTCTTTGTAGGTGGAAACGTGAAACGCCACGCCGGGCTTGTTCTCAAGCTCGTGGGCCCAAAACCGCTGCACCGGGTTGAAGTCCAAAAGCTCAAACCATTTGGTTCGGACCTCCAACTGGTCGCGGGTTTCCTTGGGTATGTTGTTACACTCGTTTATGAAAAGGATGTCGCGCCTGCTGCCGCGCATCTTGGCCGGGTTGTCTGCGCTGAAAAATTCTATAGTGCTTTGATTTATGTAATACTCCCAATCCGTTTTGTTGTGGTGTGCCTCGTTGTAAACCGGGCCGACGATATTGAAAAAGTCGCGCATGGCCCCGCGCTTGAGGTGCGGCCCGGATTCGGATACCACGGAGATAATGAGTTTTCTGGGAATGTTGCGGGCAAGGAAGTAAAGGAATTGCAGGGCGGAATGAGTCTTGCTGGAATTGTGAACCAGCACGGGCTTGCCAACGTCTAAAAAATAATTGTGGTTGTTTTCAACCTCGATATCGTAAACAGTTGGCTCGTCAACATATTCCCAGGATTCAATGTCGTCAGGTTCAAGCGTTGTAAAACTTGTTTTTTCTTCTTGTAACGACTTCTTTAATAGTGCATTCGCAGACGCCGTATTTCTCCGCAAGAGCTTTGCGGCCATAGTGCCTGCCGTTTTTAGCAGCATGTTCGCGGATTTCCCGGACCTGTTGCTCATTCAGTTTTGCCATTCCATTTTTGCTGCCTACCTTTGGCTGAATGAGGCCAATCCTAAAGGCATGTAGCAGGTTTTCTGATCTGGTACAATATTCCAAGTTGCCAATTGCATTGTTTGTTTTTATTCCGTCTATGTGGTTTATTTGTTTGCTTGGTTCGCTTGGGCCATAAAACGCAAGGCATACAAATTTTCCAACAGTCCAACACCTGTATTTTCCGCAATCATCAAGAAGCATCGTTTTAAGGTAACCATCTGGAGAAAGTCCTGGTTTCAATATTTTGATTTTGCAAGAGTTTTTATAGTTCAGGCTGCGAAGCCGACCGAAAGATGACGCCTCATATCTCCTGAACCCTGGTATTGACATCCAAATTTCCATGACAACAAGATAAAATATGTTTTAGAGAACCACAACCCCCTTTTGTGAAAAACTTGTGGTCCTCGGTTGCAATTATTTCTTGCCCGTTTTTCAGCCTTACCTTAACTGTGTGCTTTTGGTTTTTGAATTTAAAAACGTTTTTAACTGGTCGAAATTCTTCAAGCCCAGTTTTCAGGTTAAACGACCGGACCATATCGCCTCGGCGGATTTGTGATATCGGTATGCTGCCGCGTTCTGTGATAACGCGCTGCTGCGGGCCAAAGCAGGAAGTGCCGCCTTGTTCAATCACGGTCCGGGCACCGCCATTAACGGCCTTGGCTATTTTTTTAAATACGTTTGTCGTCCGCAGTTGCACCGGCGGAATCGTCTGCGCGTTTATCGGCACCGTCAACTATTCCTTTCAGTGCTGCGGCCGTCTCACCATCGCCCACGATCTGCACCGGGGCCAGGCTGTTGCCCTTGGATGTGATGTCTTGCTTGAGGCTCCACTCTTCCTGCTCGCCGGTGTCGGGGTGTAGGCTGCCACGGTTCATGAGCCAAAGCGTACCGGCCTTTGTGTCAGGCGGATATTTTTTTGTGACAGGCGTTTCAATCACTTCCCCCTCATAGGTGGTGATGTGGACGTCGGCATGTTCGTAACCGATTGCCCGTTCATACATTGCCCTGCGCACCGCACCGTCTGCTTTATATTTCGCCTCGCGTAATGCCTCAAAAAAGTCTGGGTGTTCAATCTTCCAATTGTCTATTGTTTGCTCAGTTACGCCAATTGCCAAAGCAACCACCTTATCTGTGGCTCCGGCTCTGTATAGCTTAAGGCATTTATCGCGCAGATACGGTGTGTAAATTCCTGGCCTGCCGGTTGGGTTTCCTGTTGGTGGAGTAGCCATATTCAGAATGTACAATTTAAACACGTAAGTGGCAAATCTTGGTTTCTACTCATTTATTTAAAATTTCTGTAATCGCTACCGCTTGATCTGGTAGGATTTTGGCCAATGCCGCAATTAGGCGGGGGTAAAAATTGGGTCCCGGTCGCCGGGTACCTCGGAGGCAATCCCGCGCGTAAACAACATGGTATCCCGCCACATCGGCCAATTGGGAAATGGGAATCCCTTCTGACGCCAATAATGCTCTAATTAGTTTAAAATCCTCCTTTTCTTTGTCGTTTGCTTTTGTTGTTGGGCATTCTGTTTTTTTGAGTTTCCCGATTTTTTTGATTTTTCCAACGTATTCTTTTTCGCATATTTTTGCGCTTTTTTCAACTTCTGTTGCTCTCGAATATGCCAATATTGCCTCTTCGAGTTTGATTGGTATCTCTTGGTTCCACGGCATACAATAACACTGATATGCAAAGTGCTTTAAGTCCTCAAATATTTTACTTTTCACTTCGGCTATTTTTGACATGATATTTCCCCTTTCAATCAAAATTTACCGGGTTAAGCCTTTTGAACAATTACTTTGTCGAAAAGATGTAAAAATTGGATTTTTGTGTTTTTTGTTAGGTCGCACTGCAACGTTATTTTGGCACAAGCTTGCATGTGATCAATGTAAATCGTTTCTACTGTGAATTTTTCGTTTTCTAAAATCGGTTTCTCCACCAATTTTTTCAGCGCATCCTTCAACCCGCCGGGACGGTTCTCCCAGGTTTCGGGAAAATTCTCAATCAGCCACTCAATTCCTGGTTTTGCTGATTCTGGTATTTCGTTCATCACTTCCCCCTATTTCAATGCGTTTAGTACTGCCGCCGTTTTGCCTTTTGCCAGTTCCTTTGCCAGCCGCGCTTTTTCGTCTTTGCCTTTTTTGTTCAATTCTGCGATAATGTCATCCTTGGCAATCCTTATTCTTTTTCCATTCTCCGGGTCACGCGCCGCCCAGGATTCGAGCTTTTTGCACCATTCGTCAAATGCGGCCTGGGCCGTGGTTCTCTTGGCCATTGCGATTAAAAGCATTCTGGCATCGCGGGTGACAAGGTTCTGCTTTAAATGTGCCTTGCGTCGCTTTTCCTCTTTGGTCATGTTGCCACCTTTTTGTACCTGTATGGGTTTATTTTGGGTTGCGGATACACTCCCCCTCCTTTGCGGGCTCGGTTGCCATCCAAACGCAGCATTTTTTCCCTGTTACTCGGCACCGCCGCATGTAATGGTCACCTGTCATCGGGTTCATTCTCCGCTCTGCAAATCCCGCCTTTTCCAGTTCTGGCAGTCGCTTGTGCGTTGTGGGATGGTCTAAACCGCAGGCAGATGATAGTTCCCTGGCAGTAACCCAGGGATTACCTTTTAGTGCATCATAAACCAGCCGCCGCTTTTTGCTCAACCTCGGCTGCATTTCGGCCTCGGCGATGTGCGATGATACCGGGTCTGATCCCCTTGCTGCTGCTACTGGCATATCAAATAAATCCAACATAACCCCTCCACGGTTAATTAGCAGTTAAAATTTTCCATGCTGTTGCTGCCACAATTGGTACTTCTCCGTTTCCAATGGCTTTAATGCGGTCCACCCAATCGGCCACCCCATCAGCCATTCTACCCAATCTGGATTCAGTTTTCCAGTTAGCGGGATCGACGCTCCACCATGATAAATCGCTCTCGCCAATTGGTCGGTTCTGTTTCTCTCCGATCCGTCTGGGTTCGTTCCCTTCTGCGCCATCCCCGGAGAGTCTTTCCAATCCCGGCTGCTGGCTGTCGGATACATCTTCCGTTCCACCTGTTCCGCAAGGCTCCCCGTGCAATGCTCTCCACGGTCTGCGTTCCGCTTCACGAAGTTCCCCGGTTTCTCCACCGGCATTGAGGCCCTTGGAGTATGCCAATATCCAGAGCCGCTTCCGCCTGTGTGGGGCACCGCAATCGTCAGCTCCGAGCACACACCATCTTGCATCATACCCGATTTCGGCCAATCCCCCGAGAACTGTTCCGAAGTACCCAGAAGAAATGAGACCTGGGACGTTTTCCAGGAATGCGTACCGCGGTCGTATAAGGCGTATGCATCGGAGGGTAGCTGGCCACATGTTCCGAGGGTCATATTCGCCTGCTTGTTTCCCGGCAACGGAAAAGGGTTGGCATGGGAACCCTGCGGTAATGACGTCAACCATTCCTCTATATCGCTCGGCGTAACCTTCTGAGATGAAGGATCGGATGTCTCCGAAGATTGGCGTGGCATCCAGAATACCGTCTGCGATTCGCTGCTTGAGGATTTTTTGGCAGTATTTTTCGTATTCGACATAACCTATTGTCCTCCATCCAAGTAGTTTTCCCCCAAGTATTCCTCCACCAGCGCCCGCGAAAAGTGCCAACTCATTTAAAGCCTCCATATTAATAAACAATCTCGATCCTTGTGTGCCCGGTGTAATTCCAACGCTTTGCAAAATATATTATTGCGATTTTTTGGTCCTGTTTCCAAAGGCTGTCGAGGATCGCCTTGCAGGTGTTGTCAATATCCGGCTTCTGCCGGTGGAATTTCATTGCATACTCAGCTTTTTTCTTCCTTGACCACAGCCCGGGCATTGGCATGTCACAATTCACCCGGACCTCAAGCGGGGCAACAGCCAAATCAATGCCGGCCTTCAATGCTGCTTCTTGCAATTTTGCCTTATATTTCCAATACCGCACAACTGCTGGCCTGCGTTTCCATTTGTCGCTGCGGATCATGCGGGGCTTGCCGACTGGCTCAAATGGGATCTGCAAAATAATGCTCACTTTTTTACCTCCACCAAACATCTGAAGTAAAAATTTTTGCTTCCCCTGTTTCTCTGTAATGCCGCAAACAGGCCTGCCTACACCCTTCAAAAAATTCGTGGTAATCCATTTTCGGGTTTTTACTAATACAGAGTTCCGTTGTCCAATCAAATTGCGGTTTGCTGAATTTGTCAAAGAATCGCTCGCTAATTATCGTTTTGACCTTAATTGTTTTTCTTTTTCCGTTTTCGTCAGTTATTTCTTTATCCTTTTTTATCCATAAATCGTGTGAATGTTCACACCTGCAAACATACAAATCCGTATAAATCATCATTGCTTCGCCAATTTTTTGCCATCGCATTACAGGGACAAATCCTTTTTCGTTGCAAAAATAACAACCCATTAAATGTATCCTTTCGCTCGGGCTTCATCTTCCGTGTATTCCTCAACAAATTTTCCTTGCTGTTCTTTTGGTAGCCAAACCTGGTTCATGCGCTGAGTCAGGGCATTGTTTGCCGTTCTAATCCAGTCGATTGATTCGCTGCGTTTCTGCTTTTTATTCTTCCACCCTGCTTGCGTAAGCCAATAATCAACCCACGACTTTTTGAGCGTTTTCTCAATGTCCAGGTTCGGGTGAAATTCCTTTCTGCTTATAATCCAGGATGAATCGGCCAATAGTTTTTTCAATGCCTCTTCTGCCTCGGTTCGGTAAATCCCAAAATCATTTTTCCAGGTGCGTTGCTCTTCTCTTGTATTATCCTTTTCTTCTTTTTCTCTTTTCTTCTTTTTAGGGGATTGTAAGTCATTGTCATTAGCCGACATGGATGGGGTTACTGTCCCGTTACCGTCACCGTACTGTCCCGTTACTGTCCCGTTACTGTTACTTTTAGAGTTCCCTTTGGGTATGCGGTAAAAGTCATCAATTCCCTTATATCTTGCCACTTTTATTGTGAAAGGTTTGTGCCTGCTGTTCTGCTTTTCAACCTTGATATACGGTTCCAGTTCTTTTAATGTGGCATACCAGGTTTTTTTTATCCACCCCAAATCTTCGCAACAATCAATCACAAAACCCCGAAATGCTCCCTTGGTTTCTCCGGTTGATTTGACGCGCAAAAGGATGTAAAGGAAGAGTTTTGCCGCGTTGCTCGACATATATTGTAAATGGTGAATCAACCCACGGCTAATGGGTGCCCATGTTTCGTGATGTGTAAGTTTTGCCATGCCGGTCCTTAAAAATTAGCCCGCTCCGTTGGTGGACCGGCAAAGATTCGCCAACAGACTTGCGCCCCACTGGGAGGACGGGCCTTAAATGTTCTGTTTGAGATTGCCGGTCACATTAATAATAAAACACTTTCAAAAAGCAAATGCAAGCACAACGGCTAGCAAATCATTTGTAATCTACGTATGAATGTAGCAACCCAATCACGATAGCTGAGATAGCCGCCCCAATAAACACACCACAGATAAAGCCGATCATTTATCCCCCTCCTTTGGTGCCGTGCCGGTTGGTTTTTTATAGGTATATTTTTCATCCCACAAATGTTCTCTAAATGAGCCGCCAAGGTTTGTGGTTTTGTGGTTATAGTAAATGCGTGTTCTCAGCATTCCGCAAATCCTGCACCAATGCCTGTCTTTGTGAAGCCTTTCCCAATCATGTTTATGCATCACTCCCCCTTTGGTGCCGTGCCGGTGCCGTCCAAATTATCGGCAATCATTAAAAGTATTTCGGCGGCTTCTCGCACCCTTGGGGCTGCCTGCTTTGCGATAGTTGCTTTCGGTGTGGGGCGGGTGGCCTCTAAATCACATTCAAATTTGCACGACGATTTTTCCTTTGTCTGGTCAAGGCCAACCTTGCATGTGGTGTATCCGTCCCGCATGTGCTTACATTGAGCGCAAAAGACAACTGGGTGCTTTCCGCTCCTGCGTGCAACACGCTTGTCCGCTTCCTGCTGTGTGGGTGCCGTGGGGCGGGTGGCCTCAAGGGCCTGCTTGGCCATTTTAACCAGCTCCTCTACCGCTTCCCGCTTGCCAACGTGTTCCGGTGTGGGGCGGGTGGCCTTGCCCCCTTGGGGCGGCTCTGGTAATACTGAAACAGACTTGATCATTAACTGGCTGGCCTGCCAATCAAACCACGCCCGCTGCACTGCTTGGGCAAGTAAAAATTCATCGTGGTCATTTTTCACTTCAACAGTGAGAGTAAACGAATACTTTTTCAAAGCAATTCCTCCTCATCTTCTGTGTGCCATAAATCCAATTTTATCAATTCAATCGCTCCAATCGCCTCACTAAGTGTCAGCCCTTGGTCGCGGTATTTATCGACAACCGCAGAAAGATCATCTTGGAAGTGTTGTACTATTGGTTTAGTTGCCATCTACTCCCCCTCCTTAGGCCCGCTGCGCCCTGGTTTCGATCAAGTGTTCATAAAAGGGGCGCTCGGCTTTCCAATCCCGTGCAATATACGCCACATAATTGTTGTTGATTTTGTATTCCTCGTCGTTGGATTCGACAAAGGTAAACCAGCGCAAGCGCTCGGCGACCATCTTGGCCCCGAACTTCCTTTGCTTCCTGGCGGCGGCATCGGCGAAACGGAAGAAGGCTTTAAGTATCGACGGGTTCTTCTCCTTCCACTCGTCGTAGCGCTGGGCCAGGGTTTTGTCGGTGTTGAATAGCTCTTGCTGGGCAACCATTATTCGCCCTCCGTAATTACGACATCAAAGACTTTGCCGATCATGCTCCGGTAGTAGCGCTGCTTCTCCCCGGTGTAGCGCCGGATCGTGGTGAACACGTTGAAGGCTTTCATGCCCTGCGTGGGCTTCTGGAAGATCAGAAGCAGGGCAAGGCCGTGCTGGGCCAGGGGGTATTTGCCGTCCTGGTCGTCGGTTTCGTAGGTGGTATCGTAGTCGCGCATGGGCTCGGACATGTTCGATAGCTCGAAATCGACGACATCGAGGAGCCGTGCCGTCTTTACAGGCGTGTCCGACACGGGATTGTAGAGCTTGCGATAACCCGCATGGGTGAATTTAATTGTTGGCATTCATTCCTCCAATAATATCGCCCACAGATGCGGGCTCGCTTGTGCGATGTGGTGATGGTTTGAATTTGCGGAAGTCCTGGCCCGATCCCAGCTCCGTCCATTCGTGGGGGCCGTTGTGGCCGGCATTCAAAAAACAGCGAAATTTCGCGTTTCCCTCTTTCTTGATCATGCCACACTCGCTTTTGGCTTCACGCCAAACACTTTCGTTTTTGCGTTTGGCTGGGCGCTCGTCCATCCATCGGCCTTGGTTGAGGTAAGTCGCGGGCATGGGTATGTAGTCACCATTGTCCTTTACCCAATCGTGCTGCGTGCGCTGCCACTCCAGCGCGGCCAGGATCAGCGCCAGGGTGGTTTTGGGTTCCTTGAGCTTATCAAAGGCCCTCGACGCCGCAAGTTTGCCCCGCTTCTTCGGATACGCCTGCCAAAACACATCAAATGCTTTAATCTGATCCGAATCCGAATCCGAATCCGAATC